GTGTCTTAACGGCCTTTTTCTCCAGCGCGTCACCGGTGGCCTTTGCATCGGCAGGCGCACCCTCGGTGGACAGGGTAGGATCAGTGGAGACGTAGGATTTCGCCTCACCAGCAGCTTTTTTGGCCTCCTCGGCGCTTTTAGCTGCTGCGCTCTGGCTTCGAGCAGCCTCTTCGGCGCTTGTGCCTGCCGCTGTCTTGTCTTTCGCAGTCGCTGCTGCAGCGTCTGTGGCCTCCGTCGCTTTCCTGCCGGCCTTGGCAGCGGCCTCTTGTGCGGGCAAGGTTGCCTTGCTGACGCTGTCCAGAGCCTCCGTGCAGGCAGCGTTGATGTCCTGCAGCGCGTCATCGCGGGCCTGTGTGGTGTCACGCAGAGCCTGCTTGGCATTGGCGGCATGGGTCCCGGCGGCGGCTCGATCGTCGGCAGCGGCTTTGGCAGATGCAGCAGCCTCCTCCATACAGGCAGCGGCCTTGCGGCTGCTGTCCGATGCAGTCTCTTCCAGTTCCGCGATCCGCGCCTTTGCTGTGGCCAGAAGTTCCGCCGTCGGGATGTGGGTCACGCCGTCCCGCACGATGCCGCAGAGCTTCTCGTCCAGCCGTGTGTCGGTGATTTGGCCGGTGGTGACGGCGGTGGAGCCTGCCGGGCGGGTGATCTCGGCAAGGCAGAGGTCGTAGATCAGCTCAGTGCGGGAGATGGCCGGGGCCGTGGGTGTGCTGGATGCCGTGCCCTGCAGCACCTGCAGGCTGGCGGCTCTGGCACCGGCATCATAGCGCATGACGATGCGGTCGATGCGGGGGAGAGACGGGTCGGCCAGCGGCAGGGTCAGGGTGTCGGCCTCCCGCTTTGTGATGGAGTAGCCGGTGAAACGGCTGGGGTGCACCCAGCCACGGCCCGCGCCCACGGTGACCTTCAGCCCGTCTGCGGCTGTCACCGGGAAGTCCTCAGCGGAGCTGAACACACCGCTGGTGAGGCCCGCAAGGTAGGCCGCCACGTCTGCGGCATCGAAGTCGTAGCCGTCGGCGGGGTATAAAACGATTTTGCTCAAAAGATCATCTCCTTACAGCTTGCGCCAGACCGGTGTGCCCAGCCGCGCGGTGCGGGTGGTGCTGTCGCTCTGGCTTTGGGTGATGACATCGGCCACCCGGACGGTGGCCTTGTAGCCCAGCTCCGGGATGGTGCAGAAGGCCACGTCGCCGGGGGAAAGCCCCTCGGCATCGATGGTCAGCTCAATGGAGCCGGTGCGCAGCTGTTCCAGCAGCTTGTTGGTGCCCCGGGCCATGAGCCGCTCGAGGTAGGCTTCGCTCTTGTTGCTCTCGCCCTTTTCCTCGTCCGGCTGCACGTCCCGGGCATCCACATAGAGCTCCCGCCGGTCGGCTCCGGTGGCATCCGTCAGGCCCACGGTCACGGTGGCCCGGGCATCGCCCTCACCGGCCCCCTGAACAACGGCAACGTTGGCATAGTCGCTGTCCCCAAAGGCCCAACTGGCCCCGGTCAGGTTGCCCCACTTGGTACTGAACCTGTTGTTGGGGTCGGCGGTGGGCCGGTAGACCTCGAACAGCAGCTTCTTATCTGCGTTCTTGCCTGCCAGCCGTACCCGGAAGCCTAGGTCGCAGGCCGCGCCGATGGTCATCAGGTAGTCCATGATGCTGCCGCCGGAGGTCTGTGCGGTGTAGGTGGTGTCAAAGCCCACCAGCTCTCCAAGCTCCAGCTTGGGCCACGGCTCCATGGAATTGACCAGCCTGCGCATGGCCTGCTCCGCGTTCTCGCTCTTCACGATGACGGTGCAGACCCGCTTGGTGAAGATCCACGTTCCCGGGAAGCCGGTGACCACTAGATTGCTGTCGGTGTTCTCGTTGCTCCGGTGGCAGATGCGCATGGGCACGTCGCTGTCACTGCGGCGCAGCCAGCGGCCCTCCCGCAGCAGGGACAGGTTCTCTTCGGTGGGTCTGACTTCGAGGGTGAACTCACCCTCGGTGTTGTAGGGCTCGTCCCAGTAAAGGCTCACCCAGACCTCCACCCGGCCCAGCCGGGCAAGGGTCGTCTCATCCAAAACATCCAGCGTCATGCAATCACCTCCGGCAGAATGCCTGAAACCATGGGATAAAATTGCACCGTGACCTGCAGGAGGGTCTCGCCGCTGTCGGCGGTGGCCTTGAGCAGGTTGTCTCCGGGAGCCAGCTCCAGCAGGTCGCTGTCCTCGTCCAGCAGGGAGAAGATGTTCTCCTCCGTGCCGTCCTCTGTCCGCTTGACGGCCAGCTTGTCGGTGGTGGTGCGGTAGATCTCGATGACCTGCCCCGGGCTCAGGGTGGTCAGGATGCGGATGCTCTGGCCCGTGATGATGTTCAGCACGCAGGGGTTGACCACCGCACCGTCACTTTTGAGGGTGGCCGTGAAGGGTACAGCCAGCGCCCCGGGGTTGACCGCGTTCTGCCAGCCAAACGAGGTGCGCACGCCGAACCGGTGGGGCTTGGAGTAGTTGACCGGCAGCCTGAAGCTGGGCACAAAGCCGTTGATGCAGAAGCTCTGAGCGGTCAGATCGTACCAGAAGGGCTTCGGGCAGAAGAACATCATGTCAAGGACCGGGTATGGGTGGATGCTCTTTGTGTAGGGGGTCTTGGAAAGCACAAAGCGGCAGAAATACTTGTCCTCAAAGTACATGGTGCCGCTGGTGAAGTAGGGGAGTTTTTCCAGCAGCAGGGCGGCATCCGCATCGCCGTGGGGGCTGTGGCAGTGGATGATGAGTTCACGGCTCACCCCGGCCACGCTCTGTTTCTCCACCGTGTTGCCGATCTGGTTCACGCCCTGTGCGGTCTGCAGATCTACGTTCACACCATTGATGGGATCGAGGGAGTAGGGCGTGCCGTAGTCCCACCCGATGTCGAGAGCGGCCCCGGCATCCGTCACGAGCCGCAAATGGTCTTTGCGAAATGGCATTCAGAGCCCTCCTTTCATCGTTTCTGGGCCTTGGCCCGGTCGGCTTCCCAGCGTGCTTCCCGCTGGAGGTCTGCCGCCGTCTGGGCCTTGCTGTAAATGTTCTGGGTGATGTTGGTGTCGCCCTCCCGGTGGTACTGGTTGGCGGCTGCGGCCACCTTTGCCGTGCCGGAAACGGCCACACTGCGAGAGATGGCCATGTTGTCCGACAGCACCAGACTGTCTGCCTGCCGCACCATCTCGGCCAGCTTGCTGTTTGCGGCCAGCAGGGCCTCGGTGTTGTCCCGGATGGCATCGGTATTATCCTTATCCGGCGTAGTCCCGGGGGTGCCGGGGTCCGTCGAGGCATCAGGCTTCTCCGGCTCGGCGGGGGTGCCGGGCTTGTATTTTTCTTCCAGGTCTCGGAGGGTCTTTTCGTAGTCCAGCTGCAGCAGTTCCCGCTCAAGGTCGCCCATCCGCAGGGTGTTCTCGGCCTCGACAAGCTGCTTTTCCAGATCCGCCAGCGCGGTTGCATCGGCAGCAGTCTTTTTGCCGATCTGCGCCGACTGCTTCTTGTACTCGGCATCCAGCAGTTTCTTTTCGAGGTCGGCAACGGATTTTTTATAGTCCGCAGCAGCCACGGCCTTTTCGGCATCCAGCATACCGGGGTCATCCTCGGTAAGCTTCGCCCGGGCAAGTTCGGCAGCCTTTTTAGCGTACTCGGCATCCAGCTGCTTTTTCTCGGCATCGCCGGACTGACGGGCATACTCCGCATCTAGCTCGGCCTGCTCCTGCTTGGCGAGGCGGGCGTTCTTGCGGTCCTCACGCTCCTTCTGGATCTTCTTGGCATAGTCCCATGCGGGGTTGGACACATAGTCGATGTGGCCGCCCCAAAGCTGTGCGACGAGATTGTAGGCACCGATCAGCGCATTGATCTCGATGACAAACTGCTCCACAAACAAGCCAAGGACGTACATCAGGCCCTCAAAAATGTAAGACATGAAATCGGCCACGCCCGACCATACATCGTTCATGCCGTTTGCGACGTTTTTGTTTGTGCTGGCAAAGTTGAGCAGTGCGCCCACCAACATGCCGATCAGAGAAATCACCAGCAGGATGGGGTTGGCATCCATGGCAACGTTAAGCCCCTCCTGCGCACCGGTGGCCGTCGTTGCAGCGGGCACGAACTTTGCAACCAGACTGGATGCAAGAGCTGCCAGCTTGTTGCCAACACCGGACAGCGCATTGCCGAGCTGGTCCAGCGCACCTTGCGCAATGGCCGTGATCTGCTCCCTCTGTTTATCCGTGCACGCCTGCCAGAAGTAGGAAGCTGCCCAGAAGCCCAGCTGTTCCAGATCGCCGTTTTTCAGCGCGTTGGCAAGGGTCTTGATGGCACCGACCGCGTCGGTCTGGATGTCCTTCTTGATGCTCTTCCAGCCATCTTCCAGCTTGGTGCGCAGCTGAGTGGTCAACAGCTCTCCGGCACTGGCATACTGCGGACCGGCATCCTCAATGGTCTTGACCGTGGTCTCCACACCGTCGGCGGTCTTGGTGGTCACGGTCTTGACGGTGCGCTCTACTCCCTCGATGACCTCGGTGCCGGTGCGGGTAGTCACGGTGGACACCCGCTCGCTGCCATCAGTCAGGATCTCGGTGGTCTTTTCCACCGTGACCTGTGCACCGTCCACGATGCTGGTCTGGGTGTCCTTGACCGTGGTCTGTACGGATGCCTTTACGTCCTCCATGGTCTGCTTGACAGTCTTGGTGCCGTCCGCAGCGACCTCTGTGATGGTCTTGACATCCTTCAGCACACCATCCACCATCTGCCGGGAAGTCTCGGTGATGGTCTGTTTCTGCTGCTGTTTGCCGTTGGAAAGGGTCTCGTTGACCGTTTCCACCATGCGGGTGATCTTGCCGTCGATTTCGGTCGTGGTGTCCGAGATGGACTTGACGACTTCGGCGGCGGCCTGCTTCGTGGCCTTGCTGGCCTTCTTGGCTCCGCTGGTGATGGCCGGGTAAGGGTTCGCAGCTGTCTGACTTCCAGTGCGGCTGCTGCCGTTGCCGGAGCTGCTGGTGCCTTTCGGGACCCATCCGTTGTCATCGTCCCATTCGAGGTCTTTGTGGGAGTTGTCCCAGTTTTTCTGATTGCGCTTCTGCGTGTAATTTTGGCGCGAAGCCGCGTAAGCGCTATTATAAGCATCCACCGCAGCCGCTGCACCCTGCGGTAAAGCGGCAAGTGCGGCAGCAATACCGCGGATGGACGACATCAGCATGTTAAGCGTTGTCAACACGCTGTTCACGGCAAAATCAGCAGCAGAACGCAGGCCGTTCATGCAGGTGTTCCAACCGGAACGGAACGTTTCACTGCTCTTATATGCTGTGATGAGCCCCGCCGTCAGAGCGGCAAATGCAGCTACTGCCAGCCCTATCGGATTTGCTGCAACCACACTGTTCAGTGCAGCCATTGCAACTTTGAAAATGCCTGCGCCAGCGGCAGCCTGTAGATTTGCCGTGTTCAATGCGGTAACAGCCAATTTCTGTGCAGTGGTAACCACCGTTGTTGCCGCAATGGTTGCTTTATACCCGGCGAACGCTGCACCGGCAGCAGCGACCACCGACGCAGCAATGCCGATGGTGTCCTTGAGCTGGGCCATCTTCTCGTCGCTGTCAAGGAAGGATGTCACCACCTCGTTGAGCTTGACCACCAGCTCTCCCAGAGCCGCAAACAGGCCGCTGGTCAGCTCACCGGTCAGGGCGCTGACATTATCCTTCAGGGTGGACATGCGCCCGCTGAAGGTCTGGCTTGCTTCCAACATGCCGTTGTAGAACTGCCCGCCCTCGCTGGTGGCGGCAGAAACGGCGGCCTGCAGCTCGCTGAAGCTGACCTTTCCGTCCGAAATGCGCTTGTACAGGTCGGACATGCTCTCGCCGGTGGCGTCGCAGATCTGGTTCAGCGGGTTGAAGCCCGCATCGATCATCATGTTGACGTTTTCCAGCGTGACCTTCTTTGCGCTGGACATCTTGCCGTAGGCGCGTACCAGCGTCTGCAGTTTGTCCGCGTTGCCGAGGGAGATGTCGCCAAGCTGTTTCAGCACGCCGGTGGTGTCGTCTGCGGCAATGCCGAACTGCAGCAGGGTCTGTGTTCCCTCGGTCAGGTCGGACAGAGCAAAGGGCGTGGACGCTGCAATCTTACGAAGCTCGGAAAGCTTTTCGGCCGCAAGCTCTTCGTTGCCCAGCATGACCTTGAAATTGGTCAGGTAGCTTTCCATGCTGGCATTGTAGTCAATGCCGCTTTTGACCACTTTGCCCAGTTCCGCCGAAGCTTTCTTCGCAAAGTCAGCAATCATGTTTCCGGCGGCAACGGTCCATTTGCTGGTGCTCTTTTCCGCCGGGTCACTGTTGAGCCTTACTTCGCCGGTGATGCTGAAATCTGCCATGTGTCCACCTCTCATTCAGAGCGCGGGCACAAGGGCACAGGCTGTTATAACTTGATCTCTACTTCCCGGCGGCAGGCCGGGTTCTTGCATTTGACCCACACACCGTGAGCGCTGGCGGAAGCTTCTGCCCAGGCAGGCAGCGGCTTGCTGCAATACGGGCAGCGCACCGGCACGCGGGTACTGTCCTCAGCGGAATCGCGCGAGGAATGCGGCATCATGCTGCTGCGGGGTAACATCGCGCGCACCTCCTTTCAGCTCCGGCGGCAGGGCGTACCGCTCCTTTGCCGCTTCGTATCGCTGTCGGGTGGCTGGGTCCATCTCGCTGGTATCCGTGGTGCGGATCTGCAGGATCTGCGACAGCGCGGTCTCCTGAGGCAGTGCCTGCATCAGCGCCATAAAACGCCACCAGTGCACCTTGTCAATGGTCAGATTGATGCCGTAGGCCTGCTGGAATGCGCCAAGAACATAGGCTGCATCGCAGTGGTAGTCCAGCGTGATCTCACCGGCACCGGCATCGGCCTCCGGCGGCTCTCCACCGGGAGCGTCGTCCGCACAACCGCGGAAAAAGCGCATCAGGGACGCAAAAGCATCCGGCAGCTGTGGGTCTGGAATTGAATCTGCAAAAAAACGTTCCGCTGCGTCGTGCATCAACTGGACCTTTTCTTCGTCAGTTTCTGCCCGGCGGTAGGTATTCAGCAGCCAGACCATATGCCGGAAATCCGGGTCGATGCGTCTGCCTTCCCACGTGGTAGGCAGGGCATCCGTCAGCAGGTCAGTCATTTTCCAGAGCAGCCAGTTCGGCCAACAGAGCCTTGCGGCGGGCAGCTTTGTCCACACGCTCCACCATCTGAGCGGCAGGCGGCTGTGCGGGGAAGCTCACAGGCTGCTGACTGACGATGTGGCCTGCCGTCTGGGTGCGCTGCCGTGCTTTCTTCTCGGCCCGGCGCTGGGCGCGGTTCATGGGCTGCGGCTTCGGGATACGGTCGGCGTAGTGCTGTTTTTCAGCCTTGCAGGCCTCGTTGATGGCATCCAGCACATCGTAGATAGGCGCTGCGTTGTTCTCGTCCAGACCCAGGCGGTCGGATGCGCCTGCACCGAGGATCTCGTCGATGCAGTGCATGACGATCCTTGCCTGTGCACGCATATAATCACCCAGACGCACACCGCCGTGGTTGAAGCGCTCAGTTTCGGCCCTGCCGGCCTGCTGCATCTGCTCGTTGGCATCTTCAAAGCGGTCCATATCGTTGGCGTTCAGAATGGAAAACTCAAATTCCTGTCCACAAATAACCATTTTCTGGCTCCTTTCGTTGCGCCGTGCCCCGGTACTGCCCCGGAGAAACCTGTTTCACGGCATGAAAAATCCCGTTCCGGGGCGGAACGGGAAAGCGGATATCAGGCCTTGACAGCCTTGCCGGGAGCTGCCTGCGTCTGCATGTCGGGGTCGGTCAGGTAATCGTACTCCGACGGGGTTCCGATACCCTTGACGTCGCAGGCAAAGCCGGCGGCAGCACCAGCAGCGCCGCTGGTATCGCTGGTGACGATGAATGCTGCCTGGCCCTTTTCGCCCTTGCCGGTCTTGACGCTGAAGTAGACGTAAGGGAAAATCACGCTCTGGCCGGAACCGAACTTGACCTTGTGGCTCAGCAGGAAATCCTGCGCAGCGTCACCCACGCAACGGTTGCCGTTCAGGGCAAAGGTGCGCTGAACCTCGCCCTTCTCGGTCACAGTGCCGGCGCGGATATACGAGTTGTCCTCGGTGGTGGCGTTCAGAGCACCGGAGTGCTCCTTGACTCGCTCTGCACATACGATCCAGTCACCGACCTTGTTCTGCTCGGCGCTGGTCTGAATGGCAAAAATAAAGTCATCGGCGCGCTCTACGCCGGTGTAGTCGGCTTTCGGCTCGATACCCTTATCGGTCTTGAGCTTAGCCAGAGTTTCAGAAACAGTCATATCAAAACTCCTTTCATTTGGGCATGTAGTAGGTCAGGCGCAGCTGCATCTGCATCCGGCAGCTGCCCGCGCTGCTGGTGACGATGTAGCCGGTGGAGGTGACGGACACGCTGAGGGATTGTTTGTCCCTGCCGCATTCCGAGAGATCGGGCAGATGGCCGCAGTCATTCTGCGCCAGCACCCAGTCGGTCAGCTGCTCAAAAAAGCCGCTGTTCTGGATGGCCAGAACGTCCGCCTCGCCGTACTCCCGCCGGGAGAGGAACAGGTAATTCTTTGCCATGTCCCGCCCGGAGAGATACTTGGTGAGCACCGGGTCGCCGGGGCTGTCCTCGATGGAAAAGGCGGTGGCCTCTTCGTCCAGTCCGGCAATGCGGAAGGCCGCGCCGGTGGCTTCCTGTTCGTCGGCGATCAGCGGGCAGGTCTTGAGCCATGCCCGCAGGGCAGCAATGGTGGGTTTTACGGTCTCGCTCATAAGTTTCCCATCCCTCCCCAGAATGTCGTGACGGCACGCGCGCCGTAAAGAGCAAGGTGCTCACCGATATCTGCCAGTGCCCGCTGACCCCAGTAAGAGCCGCGCAGGCCGGTCTCACCATGCAGGCAAGTGCCCTGTTCGTGCAGGTAATACTGCCTGCGGGCGTAGGGCGTGTTATAGACCAGCAAGCCCTCGTCGTACTTGCTGGCAAGATTGACGCTGTTCTTCAGCGTGCCGGTATCGAACGGCACATAGCTGTCAATCAGCTTGGCAGCTTCCTGTGCAAGGGCATATTGTGCCTTTTGCAGGGCGGCAGTCTTTTCGGCTCCAAAATCCGGCCGCCATTTCAACTCCATCTGCACGCCGTCTGTCCGGTATTTCCAACCATCAGGCGGCTCAAAAACGGGCTTCGTTGACGGCGCAGCGGGGCCAAAGGGAATAATCTCGCTCATGCGATCAGCTCCCTTCCACGTGCCAGTGGGGCAACAGCGGCTCTCGGTCGTCCGAGATAGCCGACACGGTGCAGCACAGGTGCGTTTTTTCGAGGTGTGCGTACTCTTCGGCGGTCAGGGTGCGCACCGCGCCCTGCACCAGCTTCCAGCCGCGTTTCAGGGTCCAGTGTTTGGCCTTTTCGGCAGCAGGCAGAGCCGCCCATTGAGCGTAGGGCAGATAGCCCATGGTGCACACGCTGGCCGGAATGCGGATGTGCGTAGTGCGCTCCGGGTCCTTGGCAGTGCCGGAGCCGGACGTGGAGCGGCATTCCCGCCAGCTGCAGCCGGGGAACACCCAGCACTCCGGGGTGTCGGTCTCGGTGGCGATGTCGCGGATAAGGTTGACCACGGTGACAGCAGTCTGCATCAGAAGCACCCCCTGTACAGCAGGCCGTGCGGGTCAGCACCGAGGGCCGTGCGGATGATTTCATAGGCTTCCTGCCGGGTGGCTGCGGTCATACTGGCATTGCTGCCAAAGGTGACGCTGTAGCCGTCGTTGGAGACGCTGGCAGCGCCCGGCACAGCGCTCACCGCAGACGCAGCGGCCAACAGTCCGATGATCTGCGTGCAGGCATCTGCCAGCGCTGCCCGGCAGGCCTCACACCCGGCGGCATGGTTCTCCGCCCGGCCAAAGGTGGCGGCATCGATCATGCGGGAAGCCCGGCTGCACAGCACCCCGAAGGCCGCTTCCGGCACCGTGCCGCCCGCCGTGAGGTATTCGTCGTAGGTACAGTACAGCATGGCGGCTCCTTACGCTGCGACGGCAGCGGCTGTCAGGAATGCAAACGGGACTTTGGAGCGGTCGGCATTCAGGCGGGTTGCAGGGTTCGGCAGTGCCCAGCCCATGCGCATGACCACACGCAGGGCCACCATATCCTGCTGGGCGAGGTTGTAAACGATCTCCTTGGTGGAAGGATCCTGAATAACGCCCTGATCCAGCAGCTTCACGGTGACATCCTGACGGATGGAGTACACCAGCTTCTTGAAGTTGCCTGCGATCAGCTGGGCCTTAGAAGCATCAAAGCCGCCGTTCTCCGGGAAGTACATCGGGGCACCGTCCAGCGCGTAGGTGGTTGCACCCTGCATATCGGAACGGAACAGAGGACGGCCCGTGGTATCCACAAGGCCGCGCAGTTCTGCCTTGGCGGTCAGGTCGCCCACCACGGCATCCACACCAAAGCCGCCAGCTTCCACCTTGGAGAACAGACCGTCCTTGCCCAGCAGCTTTGCGTAGTCGATGGGGCCGGTGACTTTGTTCTTGGCCGCAAGGGTCAGAACATCGGTCGTCCACTCGGTGGGGCGCTCGCCGCCGAACAGGATGGCGTTGTCGATTTTTGCGCCCATGGCTTCCCGGACGCGGGGCTGTACCTCGCCCATGATGTCAAAGCTGGAATCTGCCAGCACAGCTTCGGGCACGGGCACAATGACGGCCAGCTCTGCGGCGGTCATATAGACATTGTCCCATTCCTGCTTGCTGGTCTTTTTCATGCCGGTGTCACCGTTGACCCAGTAAGCCAGCGGCAGCATGGACAGCACGGGGATCTTGGTCTGGTTAGAGGTCATATTGGCAAGGCGGGTGCCCAGCTGCATGACGGTGGAGCTTTTGGGCACGTCCTGCTGGATGGTGTTCACCAGCTGCTCCCGGATCAGGGCCTCAGCCTTATTGCGAGCGATTGCATCAATAGCCATAAGAATCAACCTTTCTGGCCGAACGCTGCGCGGAATGCAGCATTTGCGGCCTCATGTGTGTTTGCGAGCTGGCCGGGTGCGCCGGTCGCCGATGCGGAAAAACGTGCCATGCCGCCGTCCGGCAGGATAGCACTGGGATCACTCTCTTTGAAAGCCTTGACATAATCATCAAAGCCCAGAATCTCGCCGTCCTTCATGGCAAAATTCTGGGACTTGGCCTCGGTAAGGAACGCCTTGCGGGCGCTCTCGCTGGAAAATTTCAGGCCGGAAGCCTTGCGTTCCAGCGCATAGCCCTTCTCAAGGGCAGCCACCTGCGCGGCAGCATCGGTCTTGGCCTGCTCGGCCTTGGCCTTCCACTCCGGGTCGTAGCCTTCCAGTTTGCTGTTTGCAGTGGACAGCTGTTCGGTCAGGGTGGTTTTCTCGGCCTTGAGGGTGGTGATCTCGTTCACCTTGGCCGTGATATCCGCGCCGTGCAGGTTCATGATGCTGTCCAGCTGGTCCGAGGTGATACCCGGAATGATCTTGCTCACATCTTCGCGTTTCACTTGCGATGTGCTCCTTTCTTTTGTCTGTTGGGTGGATAAGTCCCTGCTGTTTTGTATCGCGGTTCTCATTCCGCACGGGACAAGACGGGGTACGCGCCGCCTTCCGCTGTGGTGCCGCTTGCGGGAGTTGAACCCGCCACCCCCGGATTAAAAGTCCGGTGCTCTGCCAACATGAGCTAAAACGGCATGAAAAAACCACTATGAAGCCTTTTTCTGGGCACATAGTGGTTAAAATGGGGGATTTCCGTGAATGACTTTTACGGCTTCACCTCCACACTGGGCAGGATGTCAGTGTGGAAATAGAGCTTGTAGTGGTAGGGGTCGGTATGGGTGCCGGTGATGTCCTCTACCACATACATGGTGTAGTCGTTCAGATAGATGTAGTTCTTGCGGTAGGAATCCGGGCCGACCTTCACCGTGCAGACAAGCTCATTGTTTGAGTTGTTGGAGATGGACATGTAGCCCTCGGCTTCCATGATCACCTTGTCGGTGCGGGCGTTGTAGACGGTGATCTTGCGCTCACTCTCGAAGTAATCTGCCTGCTTGGAGATGTTGTAGTTGGCCTTTTCGGCTTCGCTGGAACAGCCACACAGCAGAATGGATGCGGCCAGCGCAAGGGCGAGAAGAATCTTTTTCATGGTTCGTTCCTTTCTGTAAAAATGGGCAAAAGAAAACCACCGTCCGGGTGGATGGTGGTTAAGGTTATTCGATGCCGGGCGGGAGCTTTCCAAGTTCTTTCAAAATACTGTAGCAGTCACGAGCATACATCTGACGGTGTACAGTTCTGTCCCACCCATCGTAAAATGAGTTGCAAATATCGTCATATGCCGGGTCTACAGGAGTTTCCAGAAGAACCTGCTGCATTTCCCTGACTTCCTGTTCTGTGTAAGAAGGTTTATTCGTAGAATTTGGCACCATTTTTCTGCAACTCCTTTATGCAGTCCGAAATAACCCCTTCTGCCTTTTCAAGAACCTGTTCATCCGTCAGCGTGGACTTGAGCAATTCATCAATTGCGCAATCCATTTTCCGAATGGCCTGTTTCGCGGAGCTTTCTTGAAAAGTAGAAGTCTTTTCGATTGCGTAAATATGCCCATCATGCCCAAGAGCAGTAAGCAACTTCAAATTTGCGTTTCGCGTAAATTGCCGCAGATCACCATTTGAAAAGCTACCGCATGCAGGATGGGTATGAATCGCAATATAGGGTACATCCGGGTTTGGTAGCTGAACAGAATGACCATCCGGCAAGCCGATGATATCTTTCGTCAGCGGCTTCATCTTGATGTCGAACACCCTGCCCACTTCAACATTTTCCGGCTGCTTTGAAGCGACCATGAGAAGGCGCTTGTGGGCGTTTTTCAGCTGTTGCTGCCCGGCGGCATCCAGTGTGTCACAGCTGAACGCCTTAACATTTGCGATTGACTGCATTGTAACAGGTTTCGCCTTTGTGTTCAAGCTGCTGTATGTAGAGGATACCTTCCGCGCCTGTGCGCTTGCCCTGCTGCCCTCGCTCCTGCCGAACTTCGGCACGCTGACACGGGCGCTGTCCACACGGCCACCCGTGGCTTGTGCAAACTCTGCAAGGCTCTGGCGGGCCGCTCTCAGGCGCACCGCGCTGTCGGTGGTGTCCAGCCCGGCAGCATCCTCGGCCAGATACCGCTTTTTCCAGCGGCGGACGTTCCGCTCCCGGGCACGCTGCATTTGGGATATCTCATAGGCGGTGTACTTTTTGCCGTTCCACTCGATGTTCCGGGCGTTCAACTCTTCCAGCTGGTCGCGCGTCCACGCGGGCGGGTCGCCCAGCTCCGGGAACACCGCGAAAAAGGTGTGGCGGCAATTCCAGCCGCAAAGGCCTGCGCCGGTACCATAGCCGGTGGCGGCTTCAAAATCCGGGTAGTGTTTACCCTTGTAGTCCATCGCGCCGCCCCGGTGAAAGCGCCTGCCCTGCCACTCTGCATGAGAAGGACGGGCACCGCCGTGGGCGGTCGTCTCCACAAATTCGCAGCCCATTTCGTCCATGCGGGCCACCTGCAACTTGCCAGTCGTCTGGTTCACACCGGTGAGCACGGCACGGCGGGCGGCCACCTCGATGCTGTCCTTATGCCCGCTGGGATAGGTGACCATTGGCATGTCGTCTGCAAGGCTGTCCACGGCCTGTTTGACGGCGGTTTTGTAGTCGAAGGCACCGGTGCTCACCTTGAGCCATGCAGCGTCTAGCGTGCGCTCAAAGGCCCCTGTGACGGTGTTTGCCGTGGTGGCGGTCAGATTCTGCCACGTGCCGCAAGTCTGCCGCGCACCGGCATCCAGCAAATTGTTCAGGGCGGCGCTCTCTTCAAAGGGGGTCGGCTCCATGTCGTAGTGGTAATAGATCGCATCTTCCCGCTCCATGGCTTCGGTGGCGGCCTGCAAAAGCAGCTTGCGGATGGCCGTTTCGCTCTTGCCGGTGTACTTGGCCAGCAGCTTCACAACATCATTGCGCAGCGCCTCGGTCTGCTGGTAGCGCCACAGCTGCCAGTTAGCAGTAGCGGGCACTTTGTCCATCTTGCCGATGCGCCGGGCCACGTCCTGTAAAATCTCGTCCTCCACCTGCTGCCAGAGCTGCACAAAGGCATCCGGCATCTGGTCGAGGTAAGACGGCGGCAGCATCAGGCACCCCCGAAGGTGAGGGCTTCAGGGCTGCGGTTCTCGGCATCCGCTTCGGCGGCAATGGCCTTGGCATCGTCCTCGCTGTAGCCCTCAAACTCCACCAGATACCGCCAGAACGGGAACTTGCCTGCGGTAACGTAGCCCCAATACATCTGTTTGCGCTCTTTGGGGTCGGAGATGATACTGTCGTCAAAGTCAAAGGTCACGTTGCAGTCGCCCGGCGGGGAAACGGCTGCGCCGCTGTTCCACTGGGCATCCAGCAGCTTGCTGATGGAGTATACCAGATCGGTCAGCGCATTGCCCAGCGCCCGCTGCAGATCCTTGACGGTAGTGTAGCTGCGCTGCTTGCTGCTCCTGATCTCCTCGGCGGTCTTGTCCACGTTCTGCGGGTCGGACAGGGTGCCGTAGGCAAGGCCGCACTGGAACTCCACCCGCTTGAGCATGGCATCCATCCCCCGACGATAACTTTCATCGCGCAGGGCAGGGGCAAACACCTCGTAAAGGTTCCGGCCATTGGCCCCGGAACTGCCGTTCAGCCAGTTGCGGTAAAGGCGCTGCTCACGCTGCGGCATAACGCTCTCGCCGTTGATGTCGGGTCGCAGGGCGGTCTGGTCAACGTCAAGGGCCAGCTGCCCGCCGTCATACTCCCACAGCAGCCGCCCATACTGTTCATCGGCATCATGGATGGTGTCAACAGCAGCGGCATAGACACTTACGCCCAGCGGGGTGTGCCGATCAGTGGAATTGCCGCTGGACACTCTGAAATAACCCCAAAGCGGGCGGTCTACGCCGGAAAACTCAGTGTGCGGGGAGATCGCGGCCCACTCCGGCACATCGGTCAGCGGAACTTCAATGCCGAGGTCTGCACTGGTCATGGAACGGAACGCCTTGACCGTGATGCTGTGCGTGCTGCCGGAAAACTCGTGATCTTCCAGACGGGTATAAATGCGGTTGCCGCGCACCAGATGGTCATAAAAAATAGCCCCGGTCATGCGGCCAGAGCTGTCAAAGCGGGTAGGGCAGAAGCAGTCACCCTGCACAGCATCGATCTGGATGCAGCCCTGTGCATCGAGGAAGGGCCGGAACAGGATGCCGCCCAGCGCACAGCCGTATTCCACCGGGGTGCGCAGATCTGCAATGAAAGGCTGCAGCATGGTGTTGATGCTGTCGGCGCGGGCACTGCCGGAAACAAGGCATTCCATTTCCAGCGTGGTCAGACGGGCCAGCTCCGATGCAACACTCTGGGCCAGCTTCAGGCTGTGCAGGGCGTTCTTGCCGCCGTGGCACCACGGCCCGCCGGTATCGTACATCTGCGCCCACAGGATGATCGCATTCTCCATGCTGTAGGACACGCTGGCGCTGACGGTGGTATTTTCACCGAACAGCAGCCGCGCTTTCTCCCGCAGCCAGATAAGCAGTCTATCAAACATTATTTTCGTCTCCAGTCTGCCCAGCGGATCAGCGGGGCCAGTATCGTATAGCAGAAATAGCGGATGTCGTCCATGGCGTGGTCGTTCTCCTTCACGACGCGGTCCTCTTTGGCTTTGTCGTCCCACGAGTACAGGCCGAACTCCCGGCGGGATGCCGTGCAGCTTTCGTGGATAGTCACAAGCCCGGCCTGCATCAGGGATGCCACGCAGCGGATGCCGTTAAGCACGTCGTTATCAGCGGGGATCACCAGATACTTGCCGTGCCGCCGGATGGTCTCGATGAAGGAAGCAGCGGACGGGTCAACCACCACCGCCTGAATGTAATAGCCCTTGGTCAGGCGTTCAAGCTCGGCATAGTGCTCTTCGTCCGTGCGCTGCACACGCTCTGCACGGCTGTCAAAATAGCTTTCCTTGATTCGCAGGGCCTTGCCATCATGAATGACCCACAGGCCCATGCTGCAGGGGTTGTGGGTGCCGTAGTCGATGGACACGTAAAACTGCCCATCGATGTGGGAAGCATCACCGTGAAAAAGGTAGGTGTCCTGCCCGGCGGAGAAGAAAGGGTATACAAGGCCCTCGGCAGCTTTCCTTTTGCCAAGGATGTCACGGGCATACCAGACCGTGCTGCGGTCGTAGGTTGCAAGCACGGCCCGGAGCTGCTCATCTGAGATGCTCATATTATCGGCAATGGTGAAATGTCCGTAGTTAAAGCCGTATTTTGGGTTCTCCGTCTGCTTCTTTTCGTGCAGGTTCAGAATACTTTCGTAGTACCAGTGCCCCTCCGCCTTGGGATTCAGGTCGTGAAATACCTTTCTGTCAGGGCTGGACAGGGTACGGTCGAATACTTCCTTGATGAAAGTTTCGCTGCATTCATTGGCTTCGGTGATGTACGCGGTGCCGTAGGTGTTGCCCTTGATGAGCTTTTCGTCACCGGCTTTGCCGCCACCAGACACCAGCACCACCTTTTCGCCGGTGGCAGTCTGGATGTACAGACAGTCGCGGTTCTGGTAGGTGCCCTCACGGCAGCGGCCCTCAAAGTAATTTTTCAGGCCAAAGCCGTCACAGTCCAGAATGTTCAGCCGGGCGGTCGCAGTAGACACACCCGCAATGAGGTGTATTCTGCTGGGATGCTTTTCCAGAATGGTGCAATATGCCATCGTAATAAGCACGTTCTTGCCGCCACGTTTGCCGCCCTCTGCAACGTTGAACCAATGGTCGAAGCAGTTCCAGAAGAACCGCATCTGGTTTTGTGAAAAAGGTGCAGGTATGTTCATGTCTCAAAGTCCTTGATGTCACGGTCTGGCACAGGGTGCTGCAGCAGATCAGCAAGGGTCTGCATGTCGTTATTTTGAGCAGCGGCATTTTCTTTTTCGGATGCGTCTTTGTACATACCTAAATGCTTGCCCAACAGGTCAAGTGCTCGGAGCTTATCTGCAAGTTTGACCTCGTGTTCCAAACCGTCCTCGCCAAAGCTCTTGACCTTGATGGACTGGATTGCGGCCAGATCATCCCGGGAAGCGTCCAGTTTGACAGAAGCAGTCTCCGGGTCGATCAGGTCGCTGGCGTTGGCAAATGCAATCTTGGCAAGCTCTCGAACGACACGATCAGCAGATACACCGGTCCGGCGGCTCTGCTCAGCCTGCAGCTGGGCAATGCGATTTTGAATGCTAACATTTGCTAACAGCCGGGGTGCCTGTTCTCTTGCGGTTTTGGGGCTGTATCCGGCGCGGATGGCCGCTTGAGTGGCGTTCAGGTCGATCATATATTCTTCACAGAAACGATCCTGCTTGTCGGTCATCCTCACCACCTCTCTTGCCGTAAAATCAAAAAGCCGCCCGGAAGATCCGAACGGCAGGATATAACAAAGAAACCCGGCTGGTACATTCAGGCTGTTGGTCGGTAAAGGTGATCCTCTGTGTCAGCCGGGCAGCACAAAACCCGCAGGGATGAAGGGAGTAAGTCTTTCCTGCGGGCTCTGGCATTTTAAATTTTAGCAGGGGTTGACAGTATTATCAAGTCCGGTTCGCTCCGGTTCAGTCCGGACTTTTGATATCCAGTCTTTTTATGGCCGCGCTGTGGCGCTGGAACATCTGGCTGCGGGAACTGCGGATGTTGATCGCGATGTCCGGCCAGTCCTCCAGCAGGATGTACCGCCGGAACAGAATCATGAAATCCACCTCATCGTCCAGCTGGCTGAACACCTCCATGATCTCGGCCCGGATGGTGTCGCACACGGCAGACTGCGCCTCAGCGGCCCGGCGGGCCTCGTCGATGCGTTCCACACTGCGGGGCAGAGCCTGTCCGTCGCCGCTGCCGCCCGGCACAGGGGAAAAGCGCTGGGTGGTGTGGGTGGCATCGGTCTGCAGCATGGCCAGCTCGTCCAGTTTGAGCAGCTCGAACCGCTTGGCCGTCCGGTACCGCCAGAGCCATGCCTTTTTCTCTTCGTAGGTCATTTACAGTTCCTCCACCCGGACGAACACGCCGCAGGGGTCCGACCAGAATTTCTCCACGATCTCGCTGCACACCTGCGCGTCATCGGCCCAGAAGTGCAGGCGGGTCATTTCGTCCTTGAGGGCCTTTTCCAGATTGTCGGTGTCCGGCTTTGCGGTGCGCCAGCTGCCGTTTTTGCGGCCCTCGGCAGGGAAGCACCACTTGACCAGCAGACGCACCGGACGGCCTGCGGGGATGGGCTGCTGCGGCGCGTGGGGCGCAAGATGGGCGTGGAGCTTGGCGCGGGTCTGTTTCAGTTCCGGGCTGTCGTGGAGCACCGCGTGCGGCTGCCCGCCCTTCATGTAGGCGTGCAGCTGCTTTGCGTTGTGGGTAGTGGTGGGCGGCTGCATGGGAATAAAGAATTGTGTGTACATGGGGTTCACCTCGTTTTTTCTTTTTTTCGGGTTTTAGCGCCAACGTGATGGGGAGGGTTCCCCGAATGGATGGGGGCTGTGGTCGCCCCATCCTTCGGGAGACCCCATCACAATTGCAGTTGCAGTTTTAGCTATTATATATAGGCTATTTTGCACTGCAAAATCTGCAGTCATAGCGGCTATAACTGCAAAATTGCAGTTTTTCCTGTCGTGCAAAATAGCGGCTATTTCTGCATTTTTACAACAAGCTGTAATTGAAGCTATTACAAAATGTTTAACCTGCGCTGCCGGGTTCCTTGCGTCCCACTTTCTCGCCATCGATCCAGAACCGTCCATCGTCCTTCAAACGGGTTTTGATGGTACGGGGCTTCAGGTCCATGTACTCGGCCAGCGCATAGACGGTAACTTCGCCGTCCATCATGCAGGCTTCAAAGGCGGTGTCCAGCTCGGCCTTTTTGTCCTTGGTCACTTTGACTTTATCGCCCCAGCGCTTGGATGCACCGCGGCTGCCCAGCGTTTTGAAATCGCTGTCCGGCTGCAGGTCCTCCAGCAGGCCGGTGTCCGGCTTGTGCACGGGGTAGTCGAACCAGAGGTTCACCGGGTCGAAGCGGGCAAACTCGCGCAGGGTGCCCTCGATGCGCCATGCGGTCATGCCGTCGGCCTGCTTCTGGGCGGCGGCCACTTCGGCATCGATGGCCCGCAGATCTGCAAGACCCAGTTTTTCCTTTGCGATGGTCAGCATCCGGTGGCGGCTGAGGGTATCATCCAAGCCGTAGGCATCCGCATGACCGCGCTTGTCCAGCATGGCCTTGATCACGCGGCAGGCGGCTTTGTTATGCAGCTGTTCCCGGATGGCATCGGTGGGCACCAGCTCGGTCATGTCCAGCATGGCATCCGGGTCGCGGGCGAACACGCCGGAGCCGGATGCGCGGTCCATGCTGCGCTTGCCGCCTTGGGCACCTTTGCTGTGGTGATGGCAGTAGATCACAGCGCAGTCCAGCGCACGGCAGACAAGGTCGAACTGGTTGCAGAACTTTGCCATCTGGTCGGCAGAGTTCTCGTCGCCGGTGATGACCTTATAAATGGGGTCGAGGATCACGGCGGTGTAGCCTTTTTTCTGGGCCCGGCGGATGAGCTTTGGGGCCAGCTTGTCCATGGGCACAGACGCGCCGCGCAGGTTCCAGATGTCGATGTTCCGCAGGTTCTGCGGGGGCAGACCGAGGGCGGTGTACACGTCCTTGAAGCGGTGCAGGCAGGAGGCCCGGTCCAGCTCCAGATTGATGTACAGTACCTTGCCCTGTGCGCAGGAGAACCGGCCCAGCCAGGGCGTGCCTTCGGCGATGGCGATGCACAGCTCGATGAGGGCAAAGCTCTTGCCCGCCTTGCTGGGGCCTGCCAGCAGCATCTTGTGGCCCTTGCGCAGCACCCCGGTGATGAGGGCATCGGCCAGCGGGGGCAGGCTCTCCCAGTCGTCGGCCAGACTCTCGGTCTCGGGCAGCTCGTCGGTCTCCGCTTCCAGCCAGTCCCGCCACTCATCCCAGCAGGATTTCCCGATGTTCGTTTCCAGCAGCACCTGCCGTTTGTCACCGCGCAGGATGCCTGGCATCCGGGAAAGGCGGGAAGGGTTGCGGTTCTGCTGGTCGATGGTCAGGCCGTTTTTCTGACAGGCGGCGTAGAGGTAATCCACCCGCCTGCGGTACTCGGCATAGTCCGGGGCATCCACCTTGACGATGGCGTGGACGCTCTTGCCACCAGAGTAGACCAGCGCCGCACAGGGCAGTTCCAGCTGCTTGATGATGGCCTGCTGCTTGCCCAGTTCCATGTTGTCACACTCCACGAGGGCGTAGCGGTAGGCAGTAATATTGGCATCCTTGCGTCCGGTGCCGTCCACAGGGTTGAAGCAGATCCATGCACCTACTTCAGGATCACAGTCGCCCACCACCTTGCCGAGGTCACCGCCGCAGGCATCCAGCTCGGTGATGAGCTGCCCTGCGGTGCGGGTCCAGCTGCCTTTTGCAGGGCGGCGGCGGTCGGCAGCCATAAAGCTTTCGGTCACATAGGCCACATATTCATCCGGCTCAAACAGGGCTTGCAGGTAGCGCTTGAGCTGGTCGGCGGGATGCCACTCTTCGGGCAGGGCCAGCTCGTGGGCTTCCACCCAGCGTGGATCTACCAGACGGCCCTCGGTTTGTGCGCCGGTGCCGGCAGAAATATCATCGTTCCAGTCCAGAGCGTGGCCTGCGGGGCCGCTCCATCCGTGGGAGTAGGCCAGTTGGAAAATGCTGCTTGCGGTGACGGGGCTGGCCCCGCCGCCGTGAAAGCTTTCCCATTTCTTGACGCACTCGCCCTTGTGATAGCGGCCCGCATCGCGTGTGCTCCACTGTTCCCAGATGGTAACGGGCAGACCAGCATCCTTCAGGGCCATGCCCACCATGAGCCATTCGTCATAGGTCAGGGCGGACGGGGATACGAAGTCCAATGCTTCCTTGAGTTCATTTTCATGTTCCATTCGCGTTACCATCCGAAGTCAATGTCTGATGTGGGCGGCTCCTGTGCAGGAGTGTAAGTCTTTGGGTTCACGCCCTTGGGCACGCCGCGCCAGCCCTGCACCGCAATGCGGTCGATCATGTGTTTGGCTGCATCGAAGCTCCACGTGCCCACGCTCTGGAAACCGTAACGTTCCAGCACGCGGATCTGCTTGGGTGTGGTCAAGCCTTCAGCGCGGCGTTTGCTCAACCGGTCCAGCAGCAGGGAAGCCTTACCAGCAGATTCTACAGCGTCCGGCAGGATGCCCATTTTCTCAAGAGCAGCAGTCTGTTCAGCGCTGGGCGGGCCTGCTTCCCAGCCAAAGGCCGGCACATATCCGGCAAGGTCTTCAGCCTGAATGCTCATTTCGTACTGCAGGGGGTCCACGAGACGGGCTTTTTTGCGGCGCTGTTCTTCCAGCTGTTTTGCAAGGGCTTCCTCCCGCTGGGCCACCACGTCCTCGCTGGCCTGCACGGCTGCTTCCTCGATGTCCTCCGGGCATCCGGTCTGGGCCAGATTTTCGGTCATCTGCCGGGCCACGGCGCGGTCCTCACAGACCAGATCCGCCGGGCGGCACAGCTCGTGCTTGTCGGTCATCCACAAAAAGTCGAGGAGCAGCAGGTCGGTCTTGCCCGGGGAGAGCCGGGTGCCGCGTCCCACCATCTGGCTGTACAGGCTGCGCACCTTGGTGGGCCGCAGCACCACCACGCAGTCTACGCTGGGACAGTCCCAGCCCTCGGTGAGCAGCATGGAGTTGCACAGCACGTTGTATTTGCCTGCATCGAAATCGGCCAGCACTTTCTTGCGGTCGGTGCTCTGGCCGTTGACCTCGGCGGCACGGAATCCATGGGAGTTCAGCAGGTCGCGGAATTTCTGGCTGGTCTTGATGAGGGGCAGGAACACCACCGTTTTGCGGCCTTTGCAGCGCTGGGCCATCTCGGCGGCGATCTGTTCCAGATAGGGGTCAAGCGCCGTGCCGAGGTCTCCCACGGCGTAGTCCCCGCCGCTCATGGTGACAGAAGAAATGTCCAGCTTCAGGGGGATGGTCTGGGCCATGATCCTGCACAGATAACCCTCTTTGATGGCATCGGTCAGCTTATACTCAAAGGCAAGGCTATCGAACACCTCGCCCAGATTGCGCATGTCGCCGCGATCCGGCGTGGCGGTCACGCCCAGCACCTTGGCGCTGCCGAAGTAGTCGAGGATGCGGCGGTATCCGTCGGTGATGGCGTGGTGGGCCTCGTCGATGATGATAGTGCCAAAGTAATCATGAGAAAAGCGTTCCAGCCGGGCGGTGCGCTGCAGGGTCTGCACGCTGCCCACCACCACACGGAACCATGTATTCAGACAGGTGGCATCTGCCTTTTCCACCGCGCTGACAAGGCCGGTGGAGCGCTGCAGCTTGTCCGCTGCCTGTTCCAGCAGCTCACCGCGATGGGCCAGAATGAGCACCCGGTCACCGGCGCGCACCTGATCGGCAGCTACCGATGCAAACACGATGGTCTTGCCGGTGCCGGTGGGCAGCACCAACAGGGTGCGGGTGTGGCCGTTCTCCCACTCGGCATGAATGTGGTCGCGGGCCTGCTGCTGGTAGGGTCTCAGTTCCTGCCCCATCAGAATGCCCCCTGTGTCCAGCCCTGAGTGGGTGCGGCCTTGGGTTCCGGCGGCGGCAGGAAGCGCTGCACCTCATTGCTCTGGCCGGTCTCGCCTGCATGAGGGCCGCTCTGCTTGGTGTACTCACGGATGCCCAGCTTGCACCAGCCCCGGGCACCCACGATTTCGTTCCAGCGGGGGCGGAAGGTCTCGCCCCGCTTGCACTGACCGATGCTCTCGAAGAAAGCCCCCAGCAGGCCCTGCGTTTTGGTGTGCAGGTACAGGCGGTGGGTCACGGTGGTGTCGCCCTTGGCCCCGCCGAAGATCTTCAGGGTCAGCTTTGCCATGGAGCAGGGCGGGAGCTTTGCGCTGCCCTCAAAGCGGGCACGCTCCATGCCGGTGACCTCAAAGGCATACTCGCCCTCGGGCAGGAGCACGAACTCCTGCTGCTCGTTGGTAAATTCGTCGTCCCAGCTCAGGGCGCGGTCGGTGGTATTCATGTCGTTCATAAGTAATTACTCCTTTATTATAAAACTCCTTCAGTCACGCTTACACGTGCCAGCTCCCTCCGTGAGGGAGCCTGTTAAAACGGGATATCACGGTTATCCAGCACCATCTGGAACACCTGCGGCCATGCGGCGATCAGACAGCCCTCCACAAAGTCAGCGGGGTAGTCCTTGATGGGCATATCCTCCGGGAAATAGCCCCGTTTGCCCACAACGCCCTGCAGTTCTTCACAGCTGACCTTGTTGGCGCTCATCAGAGCGGCCAACTTCTCCGGCACGCCCAGACTGAGCAGAACATTTTTCTCGGAGCTTTCCTGCAGCGGTGCGGGCTGCGGCTGAGCCACCGGCTTTGCTTCCTGCTGCGGGCTGGGCAGGATGTCGGCTTCCGGCTGGGAACGCGGCTGCGGTTCCGGTTTTGGTGCCTGTGCAGACATTGCGCCGGGGATGCAGGCGGCAATGCTGGCATAGTCAAAGGGTGCTTCCTCCGGCAGGTCAAAGCGGTTTTTGGCATCCCAGCAGGGGTGATGCGCGGTGTACAGTACACGCCTGCCGCCGCTGGCCTTGCTCTTGGCGTTCTTGCCGTCGCCCACCTTTTCCACAACGGTCTTATAGTTGGCGAACAGCAGCATATCGCACCACTCGCGCAGCAGCGGGGCCACCTGTTTGGAAGTTTTCATGCTCCAGCGGTCGTAGTTGCCCACAGCGTCCGGCTGCTCAAATTTGGTAATAGCGGCATGGGCCAGCACCACCACGTTGTGCCCGGCCTGCAGCACCTCTTCCAAAGCGTCCAGCAGCTTGCCGAACTCTTCCTTAACATAGGTGTAGCCCTTGCCGTAGCCGAAATCTTCGATGCCGTTCACCTTGGCTTTGGCACACACGGCCTGAATGCACAGGCGTTCAGCCCAGTCGGCGGTATCAATGACCAGCGTGCCGCAGGGGACACTGCCCTTGCGTACCTCGGCCACCTCGTCCAGCAGCATGGCCCAGCTGGTGGGCTGGGGCAGGCGGGCCACATTCAGCCTTTTGGTGCCGCCCTCGGTGTCGATGAAAACAGGATTCGGGAAATGGGATGCAAAGGTGCTTTTGCCGATGCCCTCCGGGCCGTACAGCACGGTCTTGACCGGGGAATCCTGCACCCCGGCAGTGACTGCATACTTGCTCATTTAGAACGCTCCTTTCGTCCAGCTCTTCTGCTGGGGCTTTTCGGTGACGGGCGGCAGGGTGGGTTCGGCATCCTTCACCATGCCGTCCTCAATGATGATCTGGCACTCGCTGCCGGTGGAGACCCGGGTGGCAATGGCCTGCAGGTGTTCTGTTTCCAGCCATGCGGAGAACTCCTGCAGGGTGGTCATGTCCATTTGTTCCAGCTTGTCCAGCAGCACGAAGCCGCAGTCCGGGTTCAGGCGGCGGACGATGGCAGCGGCCACCCGCAGCTGGTCGCTGCCGGACATATCCCGCCAGTGCTTGCCTTTATAGGTAAGAGCACCGTCCTCCACGCTCAGCTCCGGCAGGGGCAGGTCGGCACCGTTCAGCAGGGCCATGCGGTCGGCCCGCTTCCGGGTGATGGCTTCGGTGAGATTGTCGTAATCGCTGGCATACCGGGCGGCTTCGTCCTCGGCCCGGGATTTTTCGAGGTTGGCCCGCACCTTCTGGTTGATCTCCTCAATATCCCGGATGGATGCTTCCAGTTCGGCAGTGGATTCGTCCTGCAGCTGTTCCGCCGTTTTACTGGCATCCATGGCCTGCGCGAACAGCAGCGTGTGCTTCTTGCTCACTTCTTCCCTCTGTGCAGTCAATTCGGCGATGCGCTCATCCAAACGGTGCATTTCTTCCAGCGCCGCATCCCGCTGGCGGGCCAGCTCATGGAACTGCTGGCGCTTGCGCTGATTCTCGCCGTTGCGGGCAAGGATTTCCTGCTGCTGGCGGATGAGGTCGGACGCGCTGACCGGCTTTTCCGGTGCATCCGGGTAGGAGATCAGCTCCTCGGCAAAGTGCTTTTTCTGCGCGGCCAGCTGGCCGGTGAAGGTGCGCTTGTCGTACAGGGCCTTGATCTCCATGTCACGGGTGTGCAGCTCAGTGCCGATGCCGATGATCCGCAGCAGGATATCGGCCTTTTCCTTGTCGGTGGCTTCCATGAAGCGGGGCAAGTCCAGCGCCAGCGGCTCCACAAAGGCGTTCAGCAGCTGCTGCCCGCTGCGCCGCCCGGTGGGGTCAGTGACGGTCAGACTGGCATTCTTGCCCTTGCGCTCCACCACCACGCCGTTGGAGAGCCTGACCTTGAGGTGGGCGGGAGCCACGGCCCCGTCCCGCTGGGCAGCGTCCGGGCGGAAACGGTCGCCGCCCAGTGCCCATGCAAGAGCATCCAGCACGCTGGTTTTGCCCTGATTGTTGTTGCCGCCCACGATGGTCAGGCCAGTGGGCGACGGCGTGAGTGCAACGGCCTTGATGCGTTTGACGTTTTCGGCTTCCAGAGCCGTGATCTTTACAGACATGCGGATACCTCCCCTTGAGCGGATGCGAGTGTGTGAACGAACTGGTTGATCGCGGTCTCCCGCTGGTCGTCCGGCAGTTTGCGGAACTGCATTTTAGCGGACTGGACGATGCTTGTGATGGAGCGCCCGGCCAGAATGATGCTGTCGTAGGCATCGCGGGCATCCTGTTCGCTGCCGGAAGAGGCCTGTTCCAGCCGCGCCTGCAGGTCGGCGGTCATCTCGGCGGCTAAGTCCTCGGCGATGTCGTGGGCCCGCTGGTTTGCCCGGCGTTCCACTTCCTCCTCGTCCACCACAGCGGCGATGGGCTGTTTTTTCAGGGCCGCATTTTCTTCCTGCAGCTTATCTGCCCGGAGCTTTGCCGCTTCGGCCACCTGCCGGGAGCCGGAAAGCTGATTCTCAGCATCCTTGGCCCGGGCTTCGGCCTTGCCCTGCATCTTCCATGCTTCCTCTTCCCGGGCTTCGGCAGAGTCGGCGCGCTCTTTCAGCTGGGCGTTCTGCTCTTTCAGGCCGCTGATGTCGGCAAGAGCGGATTCGTAGCGGCTTTCTGCTTCTTCCCGCTTTTCTGCGTCCTTATGGGTCTGGGCTTCGGCGCTTTTCACCAGCTCCTTGAAATAGGCATTTTCCTTGCGGGCGTTCTGAGCGGACTTCTCGGCGGCATCCGCACGGGATTTTTCGGCCTTGAGCTGGGCCATAAGCTCCTGATACTCTTTGTAAGTAGTGATGTCACCGGTAAAAACGGCTTGCTTGACCACCTCCGGGGTGCTGGGCTTGGCCGCAGCATACAGCAGTTTCATAGGCTGAACGTCCAGAATGGACTTGCCTTCAATCTGGATATTGCCGCACAGTGCGGCAATATTTACAAGGCGGTCACCGGTATCCCGGCTGATGCCGACGGTTGCACACCATTTGCCCCATGTGCCATTTTTGTTGTTAGCGCACAGGTCATGGGCGTGTTTCGCGGCCATGATACGGGCGGTAGTGCTAACGATAAAGGTCTGCGCATCCTGCAAAAGCAGGGCGTTTGTCTGGTCGTCTGCACCAAAGTCAAAGGTGGATGCGGCGGGATTACTCAAAGAGCTGCCGGAGGTGGCGGATAGTGCAGCATTCTTTCCGGTTGCATTGCCCGGAGCATCGGAGCCGCTGGCAGCATCTGCCGTCTCCGTCGTAGGGCTTGACCCCTCCGGCGCTGCCGGGGATGCCGCAGTTTGGCTTTCCGCAGCAGTGGCAGCATCCGAACACTGCGCGGATGGGGTAGGGCGTTCTTCCACCGGTTCAATGGGCGCGTTTTTGCAGGGCTTTGCATTTTCTAACGCGTCCAGCATTGCGATATCAATTTCGTACTCATCCAGAGGAGCGAACTCCGCGCCATTGGTCAGAAACGCCTGTGGGGTCAGATTCTTGTCTGCCGCTCTGGCCAGCTCAAATCTATGCGTCATGATGCGGCTTTCTTTCCAAATGCTGCCGTCCCAGCGCCAGAACCGGCCACGGTAACAGGCATAAACCGTCTCGTTGGAAAGTTTGGAACTGATGGTGTAGTCCGTCATACCCGCACCTCCGTGTCCTTGAGGCGGTCCAGCATCTCGGCCTGCACATCCTTGCTCATGGGCTGGATGTTGTTGCCCTTCCAGCCATAGCAGAGGATGGGGCCGTAAAGCTGACGGCCCCGGTACGTCCGATTCAGCAGGCTGGCGGGCTGGATAGGGCCATCGTACCGGCCCACGAACAGCACCGCCGGGGTGCGGGGCAGTACGATCATCTCACTGCGGGTGCCCAGCCGGTTCTCAATGGCCCACAGGCTGTCCGGCAGGGTGGTGACTACCGGCTCTTTGCCCGGTTCGATCAAAATTCCTTTCATTGTAAAACCTCCGATTTTGTGATATCATCGGGGTGATGAAGTCGTTCAAACTCATCATCCCTTGCAGCTCGTCGGTGTTGGCGCACCGGCGGGCTTTTTTCGTATAGTGCGTACCGGCGGCAGGCTGTCCACCTCGCTGCGGTCGATACGTTCCCGTGCAAATGTGTACTTGTAAGTTCGATGGCTGCCGCTGAGCCCATGGCTGACGGCAGACGCAAAGCTGTTCGCGCTCTTGTAGCCCAGCCGCCGGGCACACATCTCGGACGTGCCGGATGCCAGTAGATCGCTGGTCTTTGCGTCCCAGACGGTGTACCACATGACGCGGGCAGGTTTTTCATTATGCGCCCTGTAATCCCTGCAATATTGGTTGTGGCGCTCTCTGCGGCAGGAAGCGCAAAAGCGCAGGTTGCCAGCAACATTTTCCATCACCTTGCCGCAGTCCAAACAAACGCGGGTAAAGTGCTTTCCTTTATTCATGGGTGGTGTCAGCCCGCCTTTCTACCGCTCTTCACGGTGTTGCGGGGCTGCTGGTGAATCTTGCGGCGGCGTTTCTCACGTGCTTCGGCGGCAAAGCCCAGCCGCATGAAGAAAATCGCCAGCAGGATCAGCACCATGGCCATGATGAACGCGCCGTCCGAAACGGTGCCGCCGGTCTGGAAGCTGCCCTCCAGACCCATGCCGTACAGAAGGCCCACGGCCCCGCTGGCCACGGCCAGCCAATACCACACGCCGGATTTGATTTTCATTGGTGGGTTTCCTCCATTCTGTCCATAAGATCGGCGGCAGCTGTCATGATGTTGATGATTGTCTCTGCTGGGTCTTTGCTGTCCATACAGATTCCCGCGACCAATGCGGTGCAAAGAGCCGCTTGTTCCATCTGTGTGCCGCAGGCGTAAATTTTGGGGTTGCCATCCGATCCCAGCTGGATTTTCAACTGAGCGTTCGGGTTGATTTTCATGCTTCCATCTCCTGAAGATAATCGTCTACAGGTGCACACACAGCACCATAAAAGGCGGCAACGGGGTGCCAGGCACCGTCATGAAAAATCTGGATGTTCGTGGGCTTGAATGCTGCAACCTCCGCGCCGGTCAGGTACTGGCCGGAATCGCGGCAGTTTTCCCACCGGAACCATGCGCAGGTCAGCAGCGGTGCCACGTACGCGCATCCGCTGGGCGCGTCGGCCCGCTCGGATGCAAGGGTGTAAGGTTTGCTCATGCGGATTCTCCTTTCTCAACAGTAGGGAAGAACAGCTCCCCGATTTCATCCTGCGAGATATCAAGCGTCTTGCAAATTTCTGCGATCTCAGTGCTTGTCCAAGGCTGCTTCCCGTTCATCCGCTTGCTCATTGTGTCAGTTCCGATGCCGATTGCATTTGCAATCTCCTGATCCCGGAACCCGCAGCTGTGGAACCGGCCCCGCAGCTTCCAGTACGGAATCTGCCGGAAGGTGCCGCGAATGGTTGATGTGTTCAACATTTTATTCCTCCTTCTTTTCGGCGGGCAGCACGGTGCCGATAACTGCGTTCATGATCTCGTCGAAGCTGGACTTTTTGTTGTTGTCCATGTGGTTCACCTCCTTTCATGCCACGGGGCGGTTGTCCAGCTTCTTCAGGCTGGCCACCAGATTGATGGATGCCGCAGCGGTCTCCATCTGCTCGAATGCGTCCTCGTCCATGTCCTTGCACATGGAGTGGATGCGGATCACGCGATCCACGTCCTGCTGCGTCAGGCCATACATGGCGGGATTCAAGGGATTGTTCTTGCGTGCCATAGTCAGCACTCCTTTCTGTGGGTGGCTCCCACGACCATCCCGGCGGCGTCACCGGAATGGTTTCGGCCGCTGCCCTGCGGCCATCATCGGGTGGGTTGTGGCGTGCTCCCTTCTGCGGTATACTTGCAGAGAAAGGAGCGTTGCAAATGCTGGACGTAAAAACGCTGAAGGTTCTGGAATTTCTGAATGAGCATCCTGATGAAGCCTTTTCCATCTATCAGATGGGAAAGTGCGGCATGACCGTCAACTTTGAAACGATGCAATGGCTGACGGACAAAAATATGGTCTACCGCTATGAAGATGAGGATGCGCATCTGTTTGCATACGAAGAGCCGGAGTACACCTATCAAATCAATGCCGGCGGCCGTCAGGCGCTGGCAGAGCAAGAACACTTTGCAGAAATGGAAAAGCGTGCTATCAACGCAGAAGCGCGGGCGGATGAAAGCCTTCGGATATCAAAACTCAGTCTAGCCGTTGCTGTCATCGCCATAATAGCAGCATGGCTAAAATGACGGCCAGCAGAGACGCAATACTGAATGCCATCGACTGCCGCAACCGTGAATCTGTTCGCTTTTCGCTTTGGCGGATGCGTTTCCAGTAGGCTTCCTCTTCTGCTTTCATCTTCTGGTCGAGTTCCTGCATCTTCTTGTCAAGCTGCTCCTGTTCTTCCGGTGTTCGGGGAGAGTGATTCATCTTTTTCACCTCCTTGCGTCCACCCTAGCCCTGCGTTACAATAAGAAAAAACGGAAGGGGGTGAATGCTGTGAATGATGGGAATAAGGTAAGACACAATCTGGCGCTTGCATATGCGAACAACAAACTGCAGATTGCGCTTCAGCGTGGAGAGCATCCGCAGAATCTTGATCTGGATGATCCTGCACAGGCGGCCTGCGCGCTGGCACATTGGTACAGAGCCTGTCTGGATGAACTCATTGAACTGACGGACGATGAACTGTTCAGTCCGTACAGCATGGATTAAAGCATCCGATTGTCCCGCTCCGATTTCACGGATGCCGATAGCATACTAACGATGCGTTCCGCGTCCGAAAAATCAACCTTTTCGCTCTTGAGCTGCTCGAACAGCTTGAGGGCGATTTGTTTTAAGTGCTCATGATGTGTATGTGCTTCCCTGACTTTTTCCTGTGTGGTCATCCTCTTCACCTCCTTTCGGTTTGACTTGGTTGGTGCAATCAGCAACGATTTGTTGACTGCACAACAAGTATAAGTCACTAGACAACATTTGTCAAGAGCGTATTTGTTGATTTTTCCAACAAAACGTCTTGACGCTCTGATTTGTACCTGCTATAATGATGGCGAAGGAGGTGAACAAAATGACGATAGGCGAACGAATTAAAGAAGTTAGAAAAAATGAAAAGCTGACTCAACAAGAGTTTGCTGACCGGCTGAACCTTAAACGGAACACCGTCGGCAGCTACGAGGTTAATGTCGTTGAACCCAGCGACCGTACTATTAAAGACATCTGTGATAAGTTCGGCGTCCGGGAAGCGTGGCTGCGTACCGGCGAAGGTGAAATGTTTGTGCAGGACACCCAGTCCGAGCAGGTGGCGGCTTTTCTGGCAGACCTGACCAAGGATGACAGCGATACCTTTAAAAAGCGTTTTGTCGAAATGCTGGCAGGTCTGAGCCCGGCGGACTGGGAGCTGCTGGAACGCATGGCCGAAAAATTGACGCAAAAAAAAGAGGAAAGCCCGTAAAGGCTTCCCTCGCGTGGTGGCTGGCGGCTTATCCGATCAGGTGGCTTGCGTACACCCACACAAGCCTCAGCTGGCGGAAATCGGCTTTTTCCAGCAGTTTCAGAATAGCGGTAATGTAATCTTGTCGTGTCATGTTGCTGCCCTCCAAAGCAGTTTTATTTTCGAGAACATTATACAACCATTAGGAGTTGCACGCAACAATTTTTGACAACTGAAAAGGTTTGAAAAATCCACAATAAATTTGGATTTTTTCAACAGAAAAGGAGAAAATCATGAAAAAGTCAGTAAAAAGGCTTTTAGGCGTTGTTTTTACATTGGCGCTGATGACGATTCTCGCATGCGGTGCCTTTGCGGCAAAGCCTGCGGTCGAGGTCATGGTAACACGCATAAACACGGATTCTGTTGGTGGCGTTTCTCCCTCAATTGGTTACAGAAATAATTCCGGTAAAACCATCAAGTATATTGATTTTACGATGGTTCCCTATAACGCCGTCGGTGATCCGGTCTCTTGTACGATTCGAGGGTATTCTTCTGCTGTTGGTGAAGTAACTGGGCCAATTGAAACGTTTGCGATCGACACAGATTCGACGCTGCACACTATCACCAAAATCGGCATGAGTGACTCTAACCCCTTTAAGACTTACAGAGAGCTGACTCATAATTACACCATCGATGATGGCAAAAATTCTCTCTGGCCAGTATACGTAGATCAATACGGAAATTGCTTTGTTGAGAACCTTTGGGTCGATGCAACGCAGGGACAGACCTATTTGACGGATGATGAAGTTCAAAATGCGACTTACCTTCGTACGGATAAATGGGATTGTCTGTGGTACAACAGTTCCATCAGAAGTATTAAGGTCACAAAGGCGGTCGTCACTTATATGGATGGAACAAAACAGACCCTTTCACAGAAAGAACTGTATTCTGGCCACTACATGACCACCTTAACCTATAAACCGTATAACGCTATGATGAAGGAGTACGCTCCTGTCTACAATTATCAGTATTATAAGACTAATAATGCGGATTTGGCGGCACTGTTTGGCGATAACCAGTGGAAGTATCTGGAACACTTTGTAAACAGCGGCATGAAGGAAGGCCGTCAGGGCAGCGCGGAGTTCAATCTTGCAGCTTACAAGGCCAATAATCCGGATCTGGTTGCCGCCTTTGGAGATGATAATGCAAAATACTATGAGCACTACATTTCCAGCGGCAAAGCAGAAGGTCGGAAGGCATCCTGATAATATCTAAGCAAAACAAAAACGCCCCGCCGGGCGCAACCGGCAGGACGTAAAGTAAGCGGCTCGCCCTTACGAGGTCATCGCACACCTAGCAATGCGATTATACCCCAAAAGGGCAGGCTTGTCAAAGTGTACCCTTTTGGAGGTGAAAACAATGAAAAAGAGAACGAACACAGCGTTTTGGGTCGAGAAGGAAAAGCGCTGGTGCATCGCAGTTCAGAAGAACGGCACCCGCAAGCGCTTTTACAGCAGTACGCCGGGCCGAACAGGACAACGGGAAGCAAACGCAAAAGCGGATGCATGGCTTGACGACAGCATCCGGGACGGCAAGAAGAAGGTAGCTACCCTCTATGCCCAGTGGGTAGAAGAACTGAAGCTGACTTGCGGGACGTCCTATGTTGAGCAGTGCAAGAAATACGGAGATTACTATATTCTGCCTGTCTGTGGGGACATCCGCATTGACGAGCTGACCGAAGGCGATCTGCAAAAGGCCATCAATATGTCTTTCAAAAAGCGATGCCTTAAAAAGGAGCGTCAGCGTAGGTCAAGCGACAAGCCTTTGAGCCGCAAGACCATTATGACGATCCGCTCAACGGAGATCAGCTTTTTGAAATGGTGCCGCCGGAACAGGTACAGTACGATGTTCCCTGAGCTGTCTATCCCGAAGAATGCCCGCATGGGGAAGAAAAAGATTTTACAGCCGACCGCTTTGAAAGTTCTGTTTGATGTGGACACCCGCCTTTACTATGGCAAGCTGGTCTTTGACGAGTATATCTATGCCTACCGGTTTGCAGTTGCTACAGGTGTACGCCCCGGTGAACTTGTGGGGCTCTGGTATGGTGACGTCAAAGGGAACACGGTCAATCTGCGCCGCAGCATCAACAGGTTGGATGAGGAAACCACCGGCAAGAACGAAAACGCCATTCGCTCATTTGACATGGGCGAGGAAGCCCGTGAGGCCTACGAAGCGCAGGTGGCCTTGCTGAAGGCTTCCGGTATCCCGCTGAACTATACCACCCCTTTGTTCCAGATCCAGAACCAGAGGGCTTTATTCAAGCGCTGGAAGAAGTACCAGCGTGACAATGGCATTGAGCCTCAGGTCACGCTGTATGAGATGCGGCACACTTTCGTCAGCATTGAATCCGGCGTATTGACCGACAGCCAGCTGAAGATGCTGGTCGGTCACAGCAAGAACATGGACACTGCCGGAGTGTATCGGCACGAGCTTGACGGTCAGAGGGAAGATCTTGCTGCCGCTACCACCGCGGCATTCAAAAAAGCACAGGCCTGACTCTGGTAACAGTTTTGGTAACACTCTTTTTTGTAAACGTAGCAAAACACATGGGCTACAAACCAACCCCACTACCTTTTTAGCAAGTGCTTAGACGCGTTGCAGATATGTTTTTGACATCACTCAATCATTTTTTGTTGTTCGACCCCCACTACCCGCATAAGAGAAAAAGCGCGATGAGTTCTCAGAATTCATCGCGCTTTCTTATATAATAAATAGTGTTGTTCGAGGTCTGCTCCCTCGCACAAAAAGAAAAACCAGCACACAATGTGTACTGGTTTTTGGTGCGAGGGAGGGGACTCGAACCCCCAAGGATAAACCACACGCACCTCAA